ATAAGCAGGATCTTTAGTTTCAAGTTCAATTTCTGACTTTAAACATTCTACCAGAGATTCAAGATTTCTTACAATTAGCTTAAGCTTTTCTCTATCCATTTTTATTAACCTCGACAAAGGTAATTATACATAAAAAAAGAGAGGGAGTCAAGTCCCCTCTCTAAATCATTTTGCTGCTACCAGCGTAGCGAGAGATGCCTTACGACGCCTCTCTTCCTTTTGCTTCTGCTCTTTGATCATCTGAAGTACGTTAAGTTTTTGCATCACTTATGACCCTCCTTTACAAACTTAACACCACGATAGGTTTCATTGTATTGTTGAGGTTGTTGCATCATTTGTTGTTGATACTCAAGACGCTTTTGAGTATCATATTCAACACCGCGATATACTACTTTAGACATTAGGGTTCTCCTTAGTTTTTTAGGTTAAAGAGCGTTCCTTCAGTCGGCGTTTGCGTTCGCTATTTGCGAATAGCGAATGAACGATCCGTTCCGCGTCGGCTTACTTCCGTCCCATAGGGATGAACGTAAGGTCATTATAGACCTGTTAGTATAGTTATACAAAAACTTTTGTAACTTTTGTTACAATTTAATCTCTTTGTCTCCAGTCTTCTGGTTTATCTTCTGTAAAGAAATCAATAATATCATCAACGCTATCAAACCTACCGATACCTTTAGCTTCGTGGCCAATACCACCAATATCAAGTTGGTTCAAAAAATCATCCATATCTCCCTCCTGCATGTCGGGATTTTCTGCCTTACGTCTTGCTTGACGTAACATTGTTCCAGCAGTTCTATTTGCCTTAGCAAGTTTTTCTGCCCAGATCATATCACTCAATTCTACAGGTTCTGCCTTCACAATACTTTCGCAGATTGCTTCAAGTCGCAAACGATATTGAGTAGACAACATATACTTCTCCAGATATAGTGTATTTATTTTATCGCTCAATATAACTCAAAGTATGATCTTGAGCAAAAAGTTGATGAATGATCATATCACATCCAATTTTAGGATTGCAATCTCCACAAGTATAAACATCTACTGCTGCTTTACCTTCCTCAGGCCATGTATGAATACTAATATGACTTTCAGAAAGAAGACATATTACAGTCACTCCTTGAGGTTCAAACTTTTTAGAAATAGTTTGAACTACGGTAGCACCACTCACTATTGCTGCGCTTTCCAGCAAATCTATAAGGCAACGCTCGTCGTCCAAAAGAACAAACGAACATCCATACAAATTAAGTAGATAATGCTTTCCCATTATTCAATTGCTTCGGGGTCTATCCCATATTCGTTAATTAGTTTATCTATCTTAGTTTCTTGACCAGATAATTTTTCTATTTCAAAAATAGATGACTTTTGATATTTCTTAAGTTTCTTGTACTCTTTAATCAGTTTATTGACTTCTCTATTTTTAATATAAAGTCGAAACTCTTTGTCATCTGCAGATTTAGCAAATCCTTTAAAACCTTCACTCATCTTTTCTTTTTCTTTTCGGGTTGTTTATATCCCCACAGTTTAGGGTTAGTTCTTCCATATCCAAAATCAATTTTTTGGATAACTCCTGGACCATATTTATCATAGTACATATCAAAAATACGAACTCTAGATCCTCTTACAAGATCCATTTTTGGAGTTCCGTCATTATACCAAACTAAATAAGCATCATTTGGAAAAGAAGGATCTTTTACATTATCTAATGTAGTGTCCTGAAGCAGAATATCACATCCATAATTAACAGGCAGAATGTTATTAATTTCTTTTCCTTGTTCTGCCATACTCTTCTCCATATCTACAACGACTGTCACGAACGACCCCCCCATTGAATATCGGGATAAGCCTCTTTCACATTTTCAAAACTTATCTTATATTTATCTGTTAGTCTCTTATCCTTTGTAAGAATTAATACTTCTGCTTCTCTAGGGTGAAGACCTGTTAGAAGATTGATAAACATCATCTCACGACGGATCGTATTAAGACCAGCATTACCACCTTTAACATAATGATAAAGATTCTGATACTCTCTACGGAGAGAGGTTCTTCCTCTACCATCTAGATCTTGACCTGTTGCAGATTCTCCACCTGCAGCTTCCTTAGATAAGTTTTCAGAAAGAGTACCAGAATAAACTGTTTGCTCTTCAGCATTTGCATAAGGAACATCACCTTCTGGAAGAAGGCTGATTACAGTTTCATCAAAGTTCCAAATAAAAATAGTTTTGAGAGAATCGTGCTCATAAGTTTTAAGCACTTCAACTTTCTTTGCATTAGATCTTTGCTTTGAAGCAAGATCTAGAATTTCGTAAACAAAAGGATTTATGGGAAGAGTTTCGATTGGTTTTTCAATCGTTGTCTTCTTCTTCCTCGTCGTAGTCGTAGTCATTTTCAAATCTCACAGCTAAAATTTCGTCGGGTATTACATTCCCATTTGAATCAAACATCTCTGGGTGCGTATAAACTGGTTGGGTTTGGTAGAAATGTTCTTTTGCTAACCATCCTACTACACCTCCTACAAAAAAGAACATTATCGATACTAATGTTCCTATAGTTAGAGTTACTGCTAACATTGTTTTTTCTCCAGAGAGTTTATTTTTTTCTTATATCAAAGTGAAATTCAATGAAAAAATGAAACTCTCTACGGAAAAGAGAGATCATTTTACCAAACTTCACTTGAAAAGTCTTTGGTTTTTCCGATCTTCTCCTCCTGTTACGTAGTAATAACTCAACACCTCGATTAATCTGAGGTTCATCTTTATTTAGTTTGCTTTTTTCTTCGTCCTGGTCTTTTGTCATGACTATATTTCCATGCATCTTCTAAGATAGCATATAAGTAGTTTCTAATTTTTCTTGCTTGTGGTTTTGGAATGTGTCCATAACCTTCACGAAGTTGTTTGTGTATTTCATCAGAACCACCCTCAAGATAATCATCAAGATCCATTACAAGATTGTTTAGTTCATTTGCAGTACTACTTTCAATAAACTCTTCAACTTCAAATCTTTTTGCTTTACGAATTTTTAGATAATCATAAAACTTTAAAACAAACTGACCATTGAAAGCATAATCAATGGCTTTCTCAACATCATTATAAACTTCATGAAAATTGTTGTCCATTAAACTAGTTTTTGCTCCTTTAGATATCGAACAGTATCAGTACATCCACCAATATGTTGGTCATCTACAATAACTTGCGGAAAAGTAGAACCTTGTCCGAATTCTGCATAGAATTCTTGACGATTAAAATCAACACCAAGTTTATAAACTACATGCTGTAGTTCTGCTAACTCTAGCACCTGTTGGATTTTTGTGCAATATGGGCATCCGTCTTTTGAATAAACTGTAAATTTCATAGTTGGAATAAAACTGAAAGTTATTTAGCATTAACTGGAATTCCTTGTCCTTCTGGAAGACTAATCTGTGGTAATTGATTAATTTTTTCAACCATCCACTCATCTTGATGTTGCTGATATTGTCTGGTATCAATTACAATCTCATTTGTAGGAAGTCCCTTTGGAATCTCAATATCAATCACTGGACTCATCAATGTTTTGTTTTTTACAATTTCACGATTTGGTCCGTCCAGATGCATCATCATTCTTGCATCTTCAAAATCTCCACAATCACAAATCTTCCTGTGAGTTCTTCTTTCTCTGACTGTGAAATAATCTTCACTGTTGTACTTGTTCATCTTCTAATACATTTTCCTCATTATAAATTTCTTTTGCCGGTCTGTAAAGATTGGGCCAGGTGTCTCTAACAATCTCTGTTAGTTTGTATGGTGTTTCTGTAGTAATCATCAATATTTTTCTAGAGAATAAATTCCATTCTTTTCTACAATCGCAGAACAAGTATCTACAAAATCTCCACAGCACATATAAGTAATTTTTCCAAAGTTGCGAATATTTCCAGAATGAATGTGTCCGCAAATCACACCAGCATACTTTTTATCTCTTTGAGCACAATATGATGCAATATCCGTTTCATATTGATTGATATAATTCTTACCCCTCACACTATTTTTCAAAGCATAAACCAAAGAAAAACGAAAAAATCTCTCCAACCACAAGCTCAGGGGTGTAATAATCTCATACCCTTTGTTGAATATAAGTTGCTTCCAAGACCCAGAAGAATACTCTGAATACTTATCTCCGTGAATACAAAGAAACTTATTTCCGTTTGAATCTTCGTGAACATACTCATCCACCATTCTAAAATTCTTATGTTTGAAATCACAATACCGACGAATCTGCCCTTCATGATTTCCAAGAATATAAACGACTTCTGTGCCTTTCTTTGCAAGGTTTAAAATCTGATGAACGCATTCTGTATGCTCCTTCGTCCAACGAGTATTATATTTTTCCATACAATAGATGTCTATAATGTCACCTACCATCACCAACTTTTTAGTTTTGAGTTCTTTTAGAAACTTAAGAAACTTTTCAGTATTGCATCTAGGTGTTCCTAGATGCACATCAGAGATAAAAACTGTATCGTAAGTCATAATCAGAATCTTTTTGGAGTATATTCCATTCCTTCAAGGAGTTCATCTAACATTGTACCATACTCTTTAAATCTTTTGTCACCTGCAATGAAGCATCTCTGACGCATCCAAAGAGCATCTGCCAGGAGTTTAATTTGATCTTCTGAAAGAGATAAAGTTTTCATTAGTATAAAAGCAACCTTCTTATGTATTAAAGGTTTAATATCTAATATTTTTCCTTGGACGATATGCATGTAGATTGGTTGGTTTTGGTGGTTCCATCCATTCTTCTATCAGATTAAATTTGTCCTCACAATAAAAATCTTGCTGAACATACCACAACTTCCAGTGATCGTGTCCTTTAGATTGATTACAAGATTTGCAGCAACATACTACATTTCTTGTAATGTCTAAACCACCTTTTGATTGTGGAATAACATGGTCCAGAGTTAAATCTTCTTCTGAACCACAATAAGCACATTTATGATCCCAACTTTCTTTTATTTGTTTTCTCCATAATCGTTTTGCTTCTGATTGACTTGTTGCGTGTAGATTAAACAAGTATTCTTGAGGCGATTGGAGA